GACCGCCGACCACGGCTGCCCGTCCGCGTCCGGCTGGTAGTCGTACAGGGCGAACGGCACGCGCCGCATCGGGTGCGTGCTCTCCGCCGTGGCCGCCCACTCGCTGCCCTGGCCGGACCGTTCGAAGCGGACCATCGTGCCGCCGTCGTAGACGATGCCGACCTGACGGTCGCGACTCACCGACGACGGCAAGATCAGGCCGTTCGACGGCCGGTCCGTGATCGTGAACGACTTCACCGCGAACAGCGGCGTGAACGGGTCGTCCGGATCCATCTCGACGTGCACCCGCGCGTACGACTCGGGGCGCACGATCGGCTTCGCCCTGTTCGCCAGGTTCGGCCACACCGACACGATGCCGCGCCCGTGGGTCATCATCGAGCGGTAGATGAGGTCCTGGCGCGTGTCGAGCTTGTTCGCCTGCCACGTGCCCGACCACAGCTTGTCGTCTTCGTCCTTGCCCAGCTTCGTCGTGATCGAATCCGCCCGCATGCGCTGCGTCGGGGCGCCGATCGCGATGCCGAGGAAGTTCGCCGGCGCCTGCTGCCGCAGGTCCTCGTACTCCTCGGAGGCCCCGTACGGGGCGAACGGCAACGCCTGCCGCCCGTGGACGTAGTCCTCGCGCTTCTGCACCTGCTTCGACCGCTCCGCGAGCTTCGACAGCCCGAGGGCGAGCCGGTCGCGTGCGACTGCGTGGTCCGTGACGGCCATCCCGCCTCCTTCGTCAGAGTCCGTAGAACGTGGTCGAGACGGCCGTAACCTTGCGGCGTCCTATGTCGCCGGCCGCGGTCGCGTCGAGTACCGCCGCGTGGGCGAGGGTGGTCGACATGGCGAGGTCGATCTTCTGCTCGTCGCTGGGCTTGCCGAGGATGTAGGTCTCCCCCGACCTCGACCGCCGAATGGCGTTGCGCATGCAGAGGGCGACGTCCGGGTCGTCGTCGTGGGTGAACGGCGACTGCTCATTGACGACGTCGGCGTGGAGGCGCTCGAGCTCAAAGTGCATCTGCTTCGGTCGGTAGGTCGGCCAATCGACGACGATCTTGTCGCTGTAGCGCCCCTGCAGCGTCGCGATCTCGGACGTCCACATCGGCGGGTCGAGGTAGGCCCGGACGACGTCGTACTCACGGAAGATCTGCTCGAAAGCGACCATGACCTCGTCGCGAGGGACGCGGCCGTTCCACTCCTTCGGCTTCCACACCGTGCGGCGCTGGTCGACGCCGTAGCGGGGCACGAACGAGTGCTGCGTCATCGTCTCGAGGACGATTCCGGTCCAGTCGTTCGTGTCCGAGCCGTCGAAGCCGAGGCACACCGATTCCGACCGGGGCCGGTCTCGGACGAGCAGCTTGGACGGCCATTGCTGGTCCTCGAACCAAGAGCCGGAGCCGGTGGTGCTGATGTTGCCGTAGAAGCGTTCGGCCTGGGCCGGGTCGCGCTTGATCATCTTCTCCGCGTCGATCTCGATGCGGTCGAGGTTGACCCAGCCGGAGATCCAGACACCGTTCCGGTCGAGCTTCATGGCGCTGTCGCCGTAGACCTTGCGGTGGATGCGGGCGCGGTCGCGCTTGTTCCGGTAGGAGAGCCCGGCGATGCGCCCGTCGACGTGGTCGACGTAGTCGCTCTCCTCGTCTCCTTCGTCGATCTGCTGCGCGACCGAGTTGTCGGACAGGTCCCAGGCGTTGGTCGTGAGCGCGGCACGCCCTCCGGTGCCGGAGAGGCCTCGGTACTGGGTGTCGGCGAGGTAGCGCATGTTGTCGCTGACCCACGTACCGACCTCGTCCTGGGGGGCGAAGGTGATGCGAGCACCGAGACGGCTGAGAGCCTTGGAGGTGACAGGCTCGATCCACCCGGAGCCGGGCAGGTTAATGCGCGTCTCGCCGGTGTCCGGGATGAGGTCGGCGAGGGAGCCGAGCTCGATCATCGGACGGAGGACTTTCCAGATGTTGTCGGTCTGGTCCTCGCTGTAGGCCGTCACCTGGATGATCGGTGTTGGCCAGGGTCGTCCGACCGGCTCGCCGGCCGCGTCCCAGCCCGCGAAGACGACGGGCGCGGCGGCCTCGGCGCAGATCATGGCCGAGGTCAGCGGAGCCTTACCCCACTTCTGCGGGCGGACGAGGAGGCTACGGGTGTAGGTCCAAGCGGTCTGCCAGGCGTACTGGTTGGCGTCCGGCTTCAGCCGGTAGTGGTGGACGAGGTAGGTCAGCTGTTCGTCGGTGAGCTGGAAGGGCTCCCCCATGTGCTCGCCGTCGGGGATGACGCAGTGCTGCTCGATCCAGTCGGCCACCTGGTAACCGAGGGAGGGGAACTCGCCCTCCCATTCGGGAGCGCGCCAGGGCATCAGCCGACGATCTTGAGGCGCGTGCGCGTCACGGTCGTGGGTGCTTGCTCCGGCTTCGCGGCCGAGCTGGTCGCGCGCTTCTCGCCGACCTCGTCGGGGCTCATGACCCAGTGGAGGCGGAGCATCGCCATGGGTGTGAGGCCGAGACGGTCCTCGAGCTGGCGGACCTCGTTGTGGAGGCTTGCGGGGGCAGAGGGCTTCTCGGCCTGCTGCAGCAGCAGGGCGTACCGGGCGACCGTCCGGTGAATGGCGAGCTCTTCCCAAGCCGCGGCCTGCGGTGTCTTCCAGAGCTCGGCCCAGGTCGACGGGACGCGTACGCCCTTGATCGGGAAGGCAGGCGCGCGGCCCATGCGTCCACCTCGCGGCAGTGTGAAGTCGACGCGCTGCTTGTTCCGGCGGCGGGCGTTCGGGTCGGGGGCCGGACCAGGCATCGGAGGCTCCTTCTGCAGTGTGCGGCAGGGGCTTGTCAGCGGGGCGCTGACGGGCTGAGAGCGCCCACGGGGCGCGGTGGTCACCCGGGGCGCGGCATGGCCGCAGCGGGGCGCGTGGTACGGGTTCCAGGGAAACGGTGCGAAGCCCGGAACCCGTACATAGCTTTTTTTCCATCCCCGGCGGTCCGCTGGGGTGGGGTTGGGAGGGGGGTCCCCCCACCCCCTGAGGGGCCTGGTATATCGGTATTTCAGTGGGGGTTGGGGAGGAGGCGCACTCGGTGGATGGTGCGTCCGCGACGGTCGAACCTGGCCTGTCCGTGTCGGTCCATGGCTACCTCCACCACACGGACGTGGCGTCCCATGACGGTGAAGGGGTCCATAGGCAGGCGGTACTCGGTCAGAGGGAGGAGCTGGCCTGCGTGGGCGCGCTCGACGTAGTCGTAGCCGAGGGCGATGGCGAGGTCGTACAGCTCGCGGGTGTCACCGAGGCTGGGGTCGTAGGCCATGAGCTGCCCTCCCTCCCGCTTCACGGTTGCAGCGGGCGTGCTCTGGTCCTGTCCATGCCGTGCGGTCCTCAGTGTGGCCGAGGTCCCATGGCGTGCCGGGCACGATGGCGTGTACACACTTCGGGCAGACCACGCCGCCGCGGGCGACGATGGGCGCCTGGCGTGCGCGCTCCCGGTCGTGGCCGGCGTCGTAGCCCCTGGCCTGCCGGGTGCCCCTGGTGCGGTCGCGTGCCCGGGCATGGCCGGGGCAGCGACTCACGCCTCGCTCTGTGAGGGCGGGGCAGCCGGGCTCGCTACAGACAGGCAGGGTGCACCTCGCTACCGTGTGCTCATGGACTGGGTGTGGGTGCTCTTCGCGATCGTCGCCGTGGGCGGAATCGGTGTCGCGTGGTGGGCGCACCGTCAGTCGCCACCTGCTGCCCGACCGGCGCCGCCGAAGGCGCAGCCTAGGACGGTGACGATCAAGCGGCCGGGCGGAGTGACCGAGACGCGCGACGTCGAGGACGACGGACGGTCCTTCGACCAGTGGGTCGCGGACATGGACGCGAAGAGCCAGCAGGCGCAGCGGGACAGCCGGCAGCGCGTGACCGAGGTCCGCGTCGACGAGGACCTCGAGCGCGTTGACCTGCGCGAGCTGCCCTCGTCGAGGTTCCGCATCGTCGGGTCCGAGCACTGGGTGCGCGAGAGCGACCGTGCCGTCTTCGGTGGCACCGAGTACGCGCTGGTCCGTGAGTCGGACAACGAGCACGACGAGTCAGCGGTCGCCGTGTACGGGCGTGGGCGGAAGGTCGGCTACCTGTCGCGCGCGAAGGCCGCGGGCCTGGCGACCGAGCTCGACCGCCTCGGCCCTGCCGCGTTCCTCGTGCGTGGCGCCGGCCCCTCGGAGACGAGCATCCGCATGTGGGTCGACG